TTACAGAAAATCAAATTCAATCCGGCGGTCTTTGTATAGCCGGATTTCTTTTATTTTGAGTTTCCAAAATGCTTGTTTATTTTCTTTGTTAAGTTGTTTGTATATTTCTTGCCATCCTGCGGAAAATAAGGTTGCAATTTCTTCTGGTGCGCGGCTTTGTGATTTTACTTGTGTAATCTCATCCATTTGTGATGTCAGTTCTGCATACTTTTTTGAGTAGTCCGACTTTGAAATCATGTCGTCTATATATAACTCTGACAACTTGGATAGTTTTTTTTGTAAAGTCTTTAATTGCACATCTTGGTTTACTTTGGGTTCTTGCCGCGGCTTGGCTTGCAATTTGATCTGTATCTGCTCGTCTATTGTCGACAAGAGATAATCTTCGATTTTCCATTCGACAGTAAAATTACCGTTGTTGCATCCTTTTCTCTGGGCAGACCCTTGACAATAGTAAGAGTAAGAGCACGCCCCGCTTGGGCGTGGAGACGGATGCCCTGTCATTCTGCGTCCGCATTCCCCGCAGACTATTAGCCCCGAGAAAATATACGTTCGATTGTAAGGGGATTTTCGCGTCACCCTCGTGCGTAAGTCTTGCACACGCTGAAATTCCTGCGGTGTTAAATACGGGGGTAATTTTATCCCGTGCCAGTCTCCCATGTATCCTGTGTTGTCCAACATTTGGCTGGCCGTTTGGTATTTAAGTTTTAATTCCGGTACTGCGTCCATCGCTTTTGTTATGGAGCCGGTTTCCAAAAATGTAGAAAAATATCTCCGTATAACCGGCTCCGCTTCTTTGTCTATAACAGCAAATTTTCCTTCGATTTTGTAGCCTTTTGGCAGATGACCGGTGCAAACCTCATTTCGATCTTTTTTTGCATCAAGCACTTTTTTTATGCGTTCACTGGCGCGGTCAGCTTCGTCCTGTGCTACGGCAAGCATGATGTTGATCTTCAACCGGCCTGCGGCTGTAGACGTGTCATAGTCCTCATAAATCGTTTTCCACGACACGTTGTGGGCTTCAAGAATTTCCTGCACCTTGTAATATTCACCGATGTTACGAAACCACCTGTCCAGCTTTGTGACAAGAATAATGTCTACCTCATCATGCTTTACGGCTTCCAGCAGTTGAAGCATGGCGGGACGCTTTTCAATCTTCTTTCTGGCGGAAAACCCGGCATCCTGGAAAACGCCTACCACCTTCATATTGTGGGCTTTGGCGTATTTTTCGAGGTCGTTCTGCTGATCGTGAATAGACAAGCCAAACTTTTTCTGCTCTTCTGTGGACACACGCGGGTATAATGCTGCCCGCAATACTACACTCATTGTTTATCTCCTCCCTTATCTGGCGACAATGTATACTTTTTTGCATAGCGAAAATACATCATCAAAATAGCGGCAAAAAAGCCAATACCGACTGCAAGCAGCAAAAAGACGATGCATGCGAATATGCTGGCCTCTCCGCCCTGAATAAGCCCCTGGTTGGGGATACGGTAGTCAAAAAAGATATAGCCCACGATAACAGCCATAAATATGGCGCACAAAAACGTAAGGCCATAAATAGCAAATTTTGTGTCCCGCGATTTCTTGCGGTGGTAGTTAATGGTTTTTGCCATCTGCTCCATGCTTCCCTCAAGATGGGCTATTTGCACATCGGCATCATGCAGCTGCTTTTGGTGCTTCAACTGTTCATTGGCTTTCGTCAATTGATCTTCCGTTGTCACTTCTTTTTCAATCCCGAAATATTCATCCATTGAAACGCCAAGCGCGGCACAAATTAAACCCATTTTGTACACGCTCGGCTCCTTTGATGACGCGGAGAAAAAATTGCTTATGGTTGATGCTGAAATGTCCGTCATGTCGGACAAATCTTGTATAGTTAAATTCTGTCGGTCTTTTGCATCTTTGCACAAATCCTGTAATGTTTTTACCATTTTCCCCTTTTACTCCTTTTTCGGGCAGGAGAATTCCAATTCTGGTTTGCCGCAAACGGTAATTATCCGAATTTGGTATTGCCCTGCCAAACCCCAATTTGTTAGTGTGAATGTGCAGCCGGAAAGCCGGGAGGCCACCGGCGAGAATAGCCCCGCTGTCCGTTGCGGGAGCAGCGGGGCTATTTAACAAAGGCCCACATATAAACACTTCCCCCTGAAATATTTTTTAATTTGTTGCCCATTTGTGGGCAACAAACAGCTTGTACGTAACTATAAGTGTACTAACTTAGTTGTACACCGAGAAAATAATATGTCAAATTAAGAAAGGGGAGAGAAATGAGTTATTGTACAAATGCCAACGTCTGGGGTATAATAAAAACAGATGCATTGGCGCAATGTGATATTGAAACGTTGCGGAGAATAGCCCTTAAAAAAATAGACCAGCTTTCCGATGAGGACTGCGCTGATATTATGAGTACGTTAAAAGAAAGAGGTGTGCTATGAGCAAAGACTACGAGATTTACATTGATAGGCTGGCTGAAAACAGCATTATCATGAAAGGCCAGATCAACGATGTTGTGTTTGGCCTAAAGGGAATTACAGACAAACTTGATACGCTGATCGCGCTCAAGCAAGTTGAATTATCACTCCTGCAACAGCAGCGATTGCCGCAACAGCCGAAAGAACAGTTGTAATAATAAACCGTGTTTTCTCGCGGCGCTCCTTGTCGGCTTTTTCTTTGCGCTCTTGTTCCTTGTCTTTCCGTTCCGCTTCCGTTCGCAGCCAGTCTTGCGGATCGGTAGGATATAGTGTAGGCATTATTCCAACTCCTGTAGTTTCTTCGTGGCTTCGTTGATAAGAGCCAACAACGCCGCACGATCATTTGTAGATTTAATAAAGTTTGATGCAGCTTCTTTTGAGCCCTCGCCCTTTGCGGCGGGGGCTTTTTCTTGTTCACCTACTCCGGACATCAGTTCTGTGACGGTAACGCCAAAATAATCGGCAATTTTTAATACAGTTGCGTCACGAGGAGTAGCCCCGTTTTTCCAACGTGTAACAGAAGGTTTCCCTATTTTTAATTCGAGTGCAACGGCAGATGGGGATTTATTTATAGAGTTGCACAAGCAAAGGTATTTTTCGTAAAATCCCACAATTATTTACCTCCGTATTTGTGCGAGTTGCTAAAGTTTCGTTTGATAACGCTTTTGGCTTGACAGTTTCGTTTGGTAACGCTATAATGGGAACGTGGGTTACGGAAGGTAACACAAAACCAGACCCCGATACATTGTATCCGTGTCAACGCTACTTTATTGCTTGAAGGTACGGTAGTTAACGAGGCTCCGATGCTCCCGCAACGGACACCGGAGCCCCGGCAGGGACGTCGTGACGTCACCTGCAAGCACATAGTAGCATACTTTGTTAACTTTTGCAACCACAAATTTAGCCGCAGGCGGGAATACCGCAACTATTCTCGCCTGCGGCGCACCAAAAAACAAAGGAGGGCTAAATTTGCTGGAGAGTTGGACAGGCAAGCTGGTCGGCAAAATGCACGTTCACGAAATCACATACGACGAGGTAGCGGCAGAGCTTGGCGTTTCCCGCCCTTATGTCAGTATGCTGCTGAATGGGCATCGAAAGCCACCGGACGCAAAGAAGCGTATCGAAATGGCGATTGACAGCATTATCGCCAAACGCGCCGAGAATGGGTAAGAAAAAGCCCCGCCCGGTGCTGGTACACCGAACGAGGCATCTCCGAAACATCTACCAAAATGTTCTGCGGATAGTATACCACGACCGCAGAGGAAAGGCAAGAGATTATGACGTGTGCTGAAATTGCCGTGATGTTATGGGCGCGGCAGAACGGAATGGAAATTATCGAGGTCGAGTACATTCGACAGGAGGAAACGACATGAGTTGGTTTGCATGGACGCTGGCGTTTATCGGCGCGTCGTGGATGAGCTGGGCTATCGTCAAGGGCGTGGAGGCGCTGGGGCGATGAACGGAACGACAATCGAAACGATGTTGTACCGCAGGTACAAGACGTCTTTCTCCGATTGCGAAACGGTACTCGGAAGCTACGACAAAGAGCGAAAGACGATTGATGTGATACTCCCGGAGGGGCGCATGAAGCCGTCCGGCGTTCGCGGGCAATCTTATCACTGGATAGAATTTTCCGGCGTGGAAAACGCTACAGGACGTCCGGTGCGATGCACAATCAAGGCAATTTGCAGGGACAACGCAGTTAAGCGTCTGGCAAAGAGCTGCACCTGGAACATTTAGGCCGCATGGAGGTAACGGGTATGAGAGAGCGGAACAGGCGGGCGCGGGAGTATTCCCGGCGCTGCTGGGAGCGGCGGTGGAACAGGCGGATTTGGATCCTCAATATCCTGCTTGGGCTGGCTATTGCCGGTATCCTCCTCTGGGCGCTGACGCTGCCGGAGGCACAGGAGCCGGAGGACGCACCTTCTCCCCTGTCCGCTGCGGTGCAGTCGGCGGTGCTGTCCGCCGCAAAGCCGCCGGAAAACCTGCTGGTCTGCGACATCACCGGCTACTGTGCGTGCTGCACACCCTATGCGGATATCAACCGCAACGAGGCGGGGCAGGTGCTGACGGCCTCCGGGCGGTGGGTGAACATCGGCGCGGCGGTGGCGGTTGACCCTGACATTATCCCACTTGGCAGCACCGTGACCATCGGCGGCAAGACCTATATCGCCGCCGATACCGGCGTGAAGGGATTTGCGGTGGACGTGCTGATGACCCACGAGGAGGCGCACCGCGCCGGAGTGAGACGGGAGCTGGTGAGATGGGAATGACCAATTGTCCCGTCGAATGCCCTGATCGGCGGGTAGGTTGCCGCACTGGCTGTCCCGTTTGGGAGCAGCACGAGGCGGAGAAAGCCATCTCCTACGCGGAGCGGGTCAAGAACAACGAGTTCAAGGAGTACAAGGGGCGCGTGATGCGCAAAGCATACAAGCGCATCCAACAGGGCGCGAAGGGAGGACGGAAATGAACCGATTGAAGGAACGGCGGCTGGAGCTGGGGCTGACGCAGGAGGCGGTCAGCGGTGTGCTGAAGCTGGTGGATCCCCGTATCGACACCTGCATGGTGAGCCGGTTTGAAAACGGCGTGTGTCTGCCCACGGAGGAGGTGCTGACAGCGCTGGAGGCGGCACTGCGTACCAGCCGGGCATATCTATACGGCGAAGAGGACAAGGCCGACATACCCCAGCGGACGGCGGAAACGGAGCGTATTTCGGCGCTGATCCCCCACGGGCGGCGAAACGCCATCAGCCGTGCGGAGCTGGCGGCGGCGATGCAGACCTCCGACCGGATGATGCGCAAGGCCGTCAGCGAAGCCAAGCGGCAGGGCGTGATGATCTGCAACGACGGCGAGGGATACTACCAGACGGAGGAACTGGGCGACCTGTACCGGCAGTACAGACGGGACACGGCGCGGGCCATGTCCATCCTCAAGGCCAGAAAGCCGATGCGAGACGTTCTGAAAGCGGCGGGGCGACCGGTATGAGAAGCGTGATGCAGTATTGGGAACCGGAGCGGCCCTTAGAGCCGAAGGACTACGATCTGCCTGTCTGCCCCGTGTGCGGGGAGGAGACGGACACCTACTACAAGAACAAGGACGGCGTCATCGTGGGGTGCGATTGCTGCATTGAAGCGAGGGACGCATGGGAGGAACAGAAATGAGTATGTGGGAAAGGCGGAAGAATAATGCTGAAATCATTTAACGAGTTGATACAGGTGGATGTAAAGCCGTTTTGCGATTTTCGCGACGCAAAGGACGAGAAGGGTAATGTTATCAAGGTCCCTTATTTGAGCTGGGCAAAGTGCGCGAAGTTGCTCCACGAAAACGGAGCATCCAGCGTGTGGTACGCCCCTCGTAGGTGCCCGGAAACGAATACATACCTGTGGCCGCAGGCCAAAATTACTACCAGTAAAGGAAGGATTACAGAATGCTGGTTTGTGTCTGTTGAAATCCACATTGACGATTTGGAGTTTTCCTACGACATGCCTCTACTGAACGGGTCCCTTGTGGTATATGAGGATACGTTGAACCAACTTCGCATAAATAATGCGCTGGCGAGAGCTTTCGTTAAAGGTGTTGCCGTGCGTACCGGCCTTGGGTTTGACCTTTGGGCAGAAGGTGACGGAGACGATGGTGAGGACGATTTGAGCCGTCACAGTATCTTTGCCATAAAGGAGAGACTGGAAAGGGTAATCACCATGAAAGAACGAAACGGGCTTGACCACAACGACCTGCTTCGGGGACTTGGGATCAACGAAAAACAGCTTGTGCAGTTGATGGGCTATTTTGCAAAACTGGACGCGCTTGAAAAGGCTGTGAGTAAACTATGATACGAAACCACGACAGAAGCGGATGGTTTGGTGCAAGCGACACCGCCACCATCATGGGGAACTGGAATACAGATACGTTTCGAAGATGGTGGCTGGTGAAGCTTGGGGTCAGGAAGGACAGGTTTATTACGCCGGCAATGCAGTGTGGCACGGTTTACGAGCACAAGATACTTGATGCGCTGCGTGTAAAGACACGAGACAGACAGATACGCATCCGTTCGCTCCGTTTGCGGGTGAACTATGACGGGGAAAGCAGACAACTTATTACCGAAGTGAAAACGCACAGCAAACCTGTGTTCAAGGTTACGAAAGCGTATTGGCAGCAGTGCCAGGTGGAGATGTTTGCCAGCGGATGCGGATTGTTCCGAAAGAGGAAGTTTTGCAGGATCGTGGCATACCGCGTTACAGAAGACGAATTGTTTAATTTTTTCCTGCCAATAGACGAAAACAGGTTGACACAGCACAAGGTTGATTATGACGCGGAGTGGGTCGAGGGGTGTTATCTACCTCGCCTTAGGTATTTGGCAAAATGCCTACGAACAGGACATTGGCCGCAGGAGGAAGAATTATGCAGCAGGTGACAGTCGATGGCGCACGGTGGCAGCAGGACAGTGATGGCGCGTGGCTGGCGCTGCGTGTGAAGTCGCCGCAGACCGCTATGGACGTGTGCGACGCCATGAAGACCGGCAAGGAGTACAACATTACAATCAAGGGCAAAGGCCGGAGCCTGGATGCCAATGCCTATTGCTGGGTACTGCTGGACAGGCTGGCGGCACACTACGGCGTTGAGAGAGAGAGGGTATACCGGCAAGAGATACAGAGCATCGGCGGCGTGAGCGAGGTGCTGTGCCTGCGGGAAAAGGCGGCGGAGGCGTTCTGCCGGAGCTGGGAACGGAACGGTATCGGCTGGATGACCGATACCGGCCCCAGCAAAATCAAGGGCTGCGTGAACGTGACCGTCTGGTACGGCAGCTCCGTATACGACACGGAGCAGATGGCGCGGCTGATAGACGCCATCGTGCAGGATTGCCGGGATGTCGGCATCGAGACTATGACGCCGCGAGAGCTGGATGCCCTTGTGAGCCGGTGGGGAGAGGTGAGCGTATGATACGGTGCTTCCTGTGCGGACGGCGTGACCCAAACGACCCGTTGGAATGCCACCACATTTTTGGCGGGACGAACCGCAAGAAAAGCGAAAAGTACGGCCTGGTAGTGTGGCTCTGCGGCAACAGGTGCCACCGGAACGGCAAGAGTGCCGTACACCGGAGCGGCGACCAGATGCGTAGGCTGCGGCGCTACGGCCAGCTGAAGGCTATACAGGAGCAGGGCTGGACGGAGGAGGACTTCCGCCGCGAGTTCGGCAAAAGTTATTTATGAGAGGAGATAAGAAATGCTGAACAAGATTTTTATCATGGGTCGGCTGACCCGCGATCCGGAGCTGCGCAGGACGCAGAACGGCACCGCCGTCACCAGCTTCACGCTGGCGGTAGACCGGGACTTTAAGACCGCGGACGGCACCAAGGACACGGATTTTATTGACGTTGTGGCGTGGCGCAACACCGCCGAGTTCGTGTCCAAGTATTTCTCCAAGGGCCGCATGGCCGTGGTGGAGGGGCGCTTGCAGCTGCGGGACTGGACGGACAAGGACGGGAACAAGCGCCGGAACGCCGAGGTGCTGGCGGACAACATCTACTTTGGCGACAGCCGGAAGGACGCGCAGGACGGCTTCGCCCAGCCTGCCGCAGGCGGCGTCAGTGTTCCCGGACCCGACTTCCTGGAGATCGACGAGGACGACGGCGACCTGCCGTTCTGATGGGAGGGGTAAGCGGCATGGATTACTGGCACAAGCGGTACACCTGCCCCTACTTCACCAGCAGCGAGAAATGGCGGTCTGCTGCGAGGGCGGAAGCCGCGTCAGCTTCGAGACGGGCGGCGCGGCATTCCGCTTCATGAATCAATCCTGTGCCGGTGCGTGGGAGCATTGCACCATCGCACGGCACCTGACGGACGAGTACGAGAGAAAGGAAGAAAAGAATGGGAAAGATGCAGGATGAGATCAAGGGTCTGCGGCGGCAGAATCGGCACCTGGAAAACATCGTACAGGTGGCGCTGGACAAGGAGCGCGGCGTTTACGTCATCGGGGCGATGAAGAAGGATCCCCCCCTTATGGACTAAGGGGTGGCGCAATGGCAAGAAACTATGCTGCCCTCCCCTATGATTATTTAGAGGAGATGGAAGCGCTCAACGATGCAGAGTTCGGTCGTCTAACGCGGGCATTGCTGGCATACAGCATGACGGGAGAGAAGATAGCGCTCTGTGGCAATGAGAGATTTTATGCCAAGCGCGTGATGGCACAGGAAGATCGGTTTAAGGCAAGTTACGAGGATGTATCCGCTGTGAGAAGCGAAGCAGGTAAAGCAGGTGCTGCTGCAAGATGGCAAAATGGCAAAGGCATTTTTGCTAATGGCAAAGATAGCACAGCCATTCCTGCCAATGGCAAAAATGGCAATACCGAAACCAATACCGAAACCGAAACCGATACTCTGCCATCTGACGATGGCAAGAGAGATACACGCGCGGCGCGCTTCACACCGCCGACCGTTGAAGCCGTGGCAGTGTATGTCAGCGAGAAAGGCTATCACGTCAATGCAGAGCGCTTTGTGTCGTTCTACCAGCAGAAGGGCTGGATGGTAGGCAAAAACCGCATGAAGGACTGGAAAGCCGCCGTGCGGAACTGGGAAACGCGCTGGAAGGATGACCACGGCGCGGTGAGCAAGGCAAGCGGCAACGTGTTTCTGGAAATGCTGGAGGAGAGGCAATGACACAGGGCGAGACGTTGAAGATCATGGCCGTTTTGCAGGCGACATACCCGAACTTCTACCGAAGCATGACGCGGCAGGACGCGGAGGGCGTGGTGGCGCTTTGGGCGGATATGTTCGCCGAGGACAGCTACAACACCGTTGCTGCGGCTGTGAGGGCGTTTATCGCGTCTGACAGTAAAGGGTTTCCCCCTGTTGTCGGGCAGATAAAACAGCGCGTGGCGGAGCTTGCAAGCCACACGGCTGCGCTTCCCGGCACTGTGCAGCAGGTGTGTGACAAAAAGACCGCATGGATGCGGGACTACGTCCACAAGGAGCGCAAGCTGGGCCGTATCTCCCGCTATGCACGGGAACACGGGATGACGTGGCAGGAGGCCAAGGAGGCGCTGACATGATCCGCATCACCATCCCCCTGCCGCCGGTGACAAAGAAGAACTCCCAGCGCATCGTCATGGTGCGTTCTGCCCCGCCTGCTATACGCAGCTGCTGCAGACCCATGTAGTGCGGGTGGACGCCACACGCTACGGCGGCGACTGCACATGCTGCGGCAGGGCGTCACACGTCACCATGCACTGCCGCTACACCATGAAGGGAAAAGAAAAGATGAGGAGGAATCTGATATGAACGACAGCTGGACGCGCATCCCCCAGCCCATAGACAGCGACGCCGACCGCCGCACCCTCTGCGGTATCCTCACCGCCGCCGCGCTGGAGGTGCGTGTGGTGCGGGTGCGCAGGACGCCCGGCGCCACGCCCAAGCGCTATGTGGAGTACCGCGACACCGGACTGCACCGGCCCGTGACGGAGACGGCGGAGGTGAAGGCATGAAGGAGCTGGATACCCATGCGCTGGGCCAGCGCCTGCGCCGCCGCCGGAAGGAGCTGGGCCTTACGCTGGCACAGCTTTCCCAGCGCGCCGACACCGGCATCAGCACCATCCACACCATCGAGCGCGGGCGCACCGCCCCGCGCCTTGATACCCTCCTACGCCTGTCCGCCGCACTGGATATGCCCATTGCGGACATCATCGGGGAGGCGGGCGAATGATGAACGTCTATATGATCGTCACCAACGACAAGTTCCGCCTGCCGCTGTACTGGGGTGACAGCATCGCAGAGCTGGCCAAACATGCGCACATGACCTACGAGGCCGTGGAGCGCGGCATCCGCAGATCCATGTACGGCAAGCGCCAGAACAGCAAGTACGAGGTGGTGCACATTTCGGAGGACGACGGGAATGGGTAAACAGCAAGTTCAGTTATTCAACGATAATTTCCAAAACTTCAAGAAGTACAACATTCCCAAAGCACAGCTTGTAATTGCGGACATACCGTACAATATCGGATCAAATGCCTACGCCAGCAATCCTATGTGGTACAAAGACGGAGATAACGCCAACGGGGAAAGCCGCCTTGCCAAGAAGTCTTTTTTCAACTCAGACGGGAATTTCAAAATCGCGGAGTATATGCACTTTTGCTCCCGCCTTTTGAAAAAAGAACCGAAAGCAACGGGCGAGGCTCCGGCAATGATCGTCTTTTGCGCGTTTGAGCAGATGCAGACGGTTATCGACTACGGCAAGCGGTACGGATTTATGAAGGCATATCCTCTTTTTTTTATCAAGAATTATTCCGCGCAGGTTCTAAAGGCAAATATGCGCATTGTCGGCGCAACAGAGTTTGCCGTGGTGTTGTACCGAGACAAACTGCCAAAGTTCCGCAACACGGATATGTACGGAGAAAAAAGAATGGTTTTCAACTGGCAGGAGTGGGGGCGCGACGGGAAAGACATTCCAAAGATTCATCCCACGCAAAAGCCTGTTGTGCTGCTGAAACGGCTAATTGGCATATTCACAGACCCCGGAGATGTGGTCATTGACCCATGCGCCGGAAGCGGGGCTACGCTGCGTGCTTGTATGGAAACGGGACGGCGTGGCTACGGCTTTGAGATTAGCCGGGACTTTTGCCAGAAGGCGCAGGAGCAAATGCTTGTACTGCCGGACGAAAACCAAGTATCACTGTGGGGGAATTGAAGTATGGGCAAACAGCATTTGAGCAGGGACGACCGCATCTTTATGCGTGGCAAGCTGCAAGGCACACGGGAGAACATGGACATGGTGGCGATGGTGCTGATGGACAAATGCGGCTGGCACGTCTTTGAGGAGACAGCGGACAGCCGGGACACGCACAGCATCGCGTATCTGTACGAGTGCCTGGAGAAGCTGGTGGAGGGAATAAACGAGGGCCGCATCAAGCGGAAGCATATCAAGGACGTGCTGAAGGACGAGTGCGGCGTGGTGTTTGGAGATTAGGAGGTGATTTAGGTGAAACATTTAGGCGATATTACGAAAATAAATGGGGCAGAGATTGAACCCGTTTGGTGTATTACAGGTGGTTCACCTTGTTAGACAGGACCTATCCATCGCCGGGAAACGCGCCGGTTTGGCGGGAGCGCGAAGCGGCCTGTTTATGGAGCAGGTGCGCATCGTAAAAGAAATGAGGGAGGCGGACAAAAGGAATGGACGGACAGGTGACATGGTCAGACCTCGGTATCTCGTGTGGGAAAACGTGGTCGGAGCCTTTAGCAGCAACAAAGGAAAAGACTTCGCAGCCGTGCTCGAAGAGATCATCAAAATCGTCGAGCTGGAAGCCCCCAGTATTGAAGTGCCTGAAAAGGGCTGGCCTACCTGGGGGGGGTACCACGATGAGGTGGGAGGACGATGGAGCGTGGTGTGGCGAACTCACGACGCGCAATACTGGGGAGTGCCCCAACGCCGTCGTCGTCTCTCGGTTGTCGCAGATTTTGGAGGAGACACCGCATCCGAAATACAATTTGACCGCAAAAGCGTGTCAGGGGATATTGCGGAGAGCGGAGCGGCGGGGGAAGGATTTGCCGAAGATGCTGAAAGCGGTTTTAATCCGGCAGTCGGGGACTGCATGACGGCTTGGGATTGCCAAAGCAAGCGCATTTTTGACACAAACGGAAAATCTCCCACACTGCAAGGCGGTGTTGGCGGAGGGGTAAATAATCCTGCGATATTCTGCATGGACACACAGCAGGGCGGCGCGGAACTGCGGACAGACGACCGCGCGCCCACACTGACCGCTGCGGCGGGCATGAGTGGGAACAACCAGCCGGTTGTATGCGCCGGTTTTAAGCTGGGCAACAGTGAACAGGCGAGGAGCATCGGCTATCAGGAGGAACTGTCCCCTACACTAAACGCCGAGTGCGGCGGGAATAAGCCCGCAGTGGTGGCTCCGGCGGCGATGGCATTTGACGCCACGCAGATCACCAGCAAGGAGAACGGAAGTCAGCCTGAGTTCGGCAAACCGTGTCACACACTGAACGCGAACGCCCATGTGCCGTGCGTGGCACTGGGCATGACACACGCCTGCGATGTCATCCGCGAGTGCGGGGAGCAAGTCCCTGCATTGCAGGCGAGGATGGGCACGGGCGGCAATCAAGTGCCGCTTACATACCAAGATGTGACGGGTACGCTTTCCTCAGGTGCTCATGCCGGGAGCTACAACGGGCAGGACGCATACAACGATATGCTGGTGTGCGGGGCAACGCCGGATGTGGCACACACGCTGCGGGCAAAGGCGAACTGCGCTTATCGGGAGGACGCGGAGACATACCTGGTGCAGAACATGGTGGTGCGCCGATTGACGCCGTTGGAATGTACCCGCTTGCAGGGATACCCGGACGGCTGGGTGGACATTGGTGACTGGACGGATGAGAAGGGCAAGAAACACAAGGACGCGGACAGCCCGAAGTACAAGGCGCTGGGCAACTCCATCGCCCTGCCATTCTGGGACTGGATGCTGCGGCGTATGGCGCGGTATTTGCCGGAGGGCGCGACGCTTGGGAGTTTGTTCGACGGCATTTCGGGCTTTAACGTCTGCTGGGCGAGAATACACGGAGCAGAGTGCTGCCGGTGGAGTTCTGAAATTGAGCAATTCCCTATTGCCGTGACAAAAAAGCATTTCGGCGATGAGAAGTCAGGTGAGAAAGGCGACTGGGATATTTTTTGAGGAGGAAACGACATGACAAAAGATGAGATCGTGACCGCGCTGCGGTGCTGTGCAAAACCGGGGCGAGACTGCGAAGAAGATTGCCCAATGAACGAGATAAGCCGTGAACCGTGTCGTGAAGTATTGGCTCCGGCCGCCGCTGACCTGATCGAGAACCAGCAGCGGCACATCGAGGCACTGTTGCAGGCCAACGCCGCCCTGCGGGACACCGTTTTGCGGCGGGATGCGCAAATCGCGGACATGAGTGATGGACTGGCGCAGTTTGCCAAGACCGTAGCGGTGGAGGAGGAGCAAAGTGAATTGCACGCCATGAAAAACGAGCTGTGCCAATACTGCGGGAAGTACAAACAAGCACACGAGGGCGCCTGTGACGGGTGCAGATGGAGGGAAACGTGATGGACGCTGTATTTCGCATTATCGGTATTATCGTGTGTGGGCTGGGCGGAGGGCTTTTGTGCGTTGCCATCGTCGGGTTTCTCGGGTGGTTGGTATGCTGTGCATGGATAGCGTTTAGCAACAAGTTTCGGGCTGTCTGCAAGGTGGAAAGTCTGATTTTCGAGTACCATAAGTACCACGAACAGTTTTTGGCGTGGCTGAAACTTAGCGAGGAGGAAAAGTAAATGGACGCTGTGAAGTTTTTACAGGAGCGAAACAGGATGTACGAGAGCGGCGCGGTCACGCCCGGCTACGATTATGACCCGGTAATGGCGGTTAAGGTCGTCGAGGAGTGGTCGGCTGCACATCCGCGCAAGACGAGGCAGGATGTGTTTTTGGAGCAGTTCCCAAACGTCGAGCTTGACAGAAATGGGATAATTAACATTTCGCCGTGCAAAGTGGACTTGAAACAATATCCATTCAACGGCAAGAACTGCTGTAAATTTCAGGCTTGCAGTGAATGCAGCCGCGAGTTCTGGATGCAGGAGGTGGAGTGATGGAACGGCTGACAGAAAAGCACTATCTTGGCACCGACCATTACATGAAGTGTTCTGGTAACTGCGATGTGGACATGGATTGCATAGATTGCCCATCGTTTGACCGTCTGGTTGAACGCCTCGCCGCCTACGAGGACACGGGGCTGACGCCGGAGGAAGTGTCTGCGCTGGCTAAAGACTGGAGCGACCTTTGCACGATCATCGGAGAGTGCGGCGGCATCGACCGACTGCGAAAGCTGGGCGAGGCCGACAAGGACGAGCGCGTGGTGGTGCTACCAGTAAAGCCAGTGCTTACGCCGATTCTTTCAAGCATGTTGTACATAATCGAGGATGGAGACATCTATGAAGATGCCCTTTATGAAGCTGTTGTCGGGATGTCGGAAAGTGGGAAGGTGAATGTGGTCTACACGACGCTTTCCGACCAGATAATCTTCGAGCAAGCCGATATCGGCAAGACGGTTTTCCTGATCCGCGAGGCGGCGAAAGAAGCATTGGAGGAGATGGAGGGTGTTTGAGTTAAAATACTGCCCGTTCTGCGGAGGTAAAGTTAGCATTGTTCTGTGCGACGACGAAGGGAATCTGCATGATGAGGCATATAGAGAACATCCCTATAGTGGGCTTGGCTTTATGCTTCACCATGCTCACGAGGAAAACCCAGAATGCCCGATTGCAAGCTATGAGTGCGATGGAGGGATTTTGGGCGGTGTGTATATTTACGACACGGAAGAACAAGCCGCTGAAGCATGGAACAGGAGGGCTGACGATGGCTGAATACATTGACAGGGCGAAATACTGCGAAAAGCATTGCCGTTGCAGTAATGAGTATTGCGACAAAGAAAGTTGCCCAATCTGGAAAGCGCCCGCCGCTGATGTTGCCCCGGTGGTGCGCGGGCGGTGGGTACATCTTGGAGGGGACGAGTGGTGCTGCTCTGCGTGCGGCTTTGTCATTACCACTGAAGGCAGTTGGGACAAACCTACCCAAAAATACTGCGAGGATTGCGGGGCCAAGATGGATGGAGGGAATAGTTGATGGTTAAAGTGTTCTGCGATATGTGTGGGCGTGAGGTTGACTACGAGGTCGACGGCGTGAATCTGGATTTCAATCACTATGGCGTTGTGAATTTTAAGTCACCGTTTTCTGCGGAGAAACAGCTGTGTCTCTCTTGCGCGGCCAGTGTCTGCAAATTTGTGGAGAACGGCGCGAAGATGGACGGGGGTGACAGCAATGAGGCCGATTGATGGTGACAAACTGCAAGAGTTTCCCATTCGGGCGAACCGTTGTGACGAAGAACACGCCAACGAGCATTTCATCAACGGCATTGAGACGGTGTTGAAGTATGCAGAGCAGCTCCCCACCGTAGACGCAGAGGTCGTGGTGCGCTGCAAGGACTGCTATCAATCAGTGGTGATCGGAAATGTCCTGCACTGCACCTATTGGGGAAAGGACACGGACGAAAACGGATATTGCCACGAGGGAGGATAAGCCAATGGCTGAATACATTGAAAGAGAAAAGGCGAAGAGTCTGTTGCATATCGAATACGCATACGCCGCAGAACAACTTTTGGACGAGATCCCTGCCGCTGATGTCGCCCCTGTGGTGCGGTGCAAGGACTGCAAGCATAGCTGGGAGGATTTAGGCGGCCTGACGTGTTCGCATGGTGTCTGTGTTGACTGCGCTGTTTTGGGGAATTTTTATTGCGCCTACGGCGAACGAAAGGACAAGGCAGATGCAGAAAGGTGATGTGATCTGGGCGCGGTTTATGACGCTGCCGAGCGAGTACCCCGGCTCCGGTGCCAACGATGAAAAGCGGTTTCCTGTCCGCAAGGGCACGGTGGTGTATGTGCATCCGAAGGGGCGGTACATCGTGGCGAAGTGCGGCGGGGTGCGGGAGACATTCTTCCCAGAGGATATTGTGCCGGAACCACCCCCGATGGTGTGCGAATTAAAAGACGCGCTTTTTACACTGACGGAGGTGGACAAGAAAATCATGACCGCATTGGGGAGGAGGTGCTGACATGAGCGAATTCCCGGAACGGCTGAGAAAGCTGCGGGAGAGAAAGAGACTGAAGCGGTATGTGCTGTCGGAGCGATGTGGGTTGAATTCGGACGCCATACGCCGGTATGAGCTGGGCACGGCGAAGCCGACGATGGATGCGCTGAAGAGCATAGCGGATGAATTCGGCGTGTCGGTGGACTATCTGATGGGAAGGACGGACTATCCCTGCGTGGTAGATATTGCCGAAAAATAATTTTGAAAATTCCACTTAAAAGTGGAAAAATTGAAAAAACGCACATTATGATGGAAGATGCAGAGGCGAACTCTGCATCTCCATCTTTTTTCTTTTCCCCCTTCTTTTCCTGATGGGCGGGGCTTCGGCTCCGCCCGGAGGGAGCAATATGCAGGCAGAAGCTGGGTGGATACAGCTCCGATATGAAGAATTTTCGGGTTCGCAAGTTCAAATCTTGCTGTCTGCACCATAGGCGTGGCCCCTTGCCTCGCAGCCGCACGGAGCGTAAGCCTGCGGAAGTGGTCTTTCCTGTGCGCTGTACGAAAGCGGCAGGACGAATAATAATTATTTGGCTGGCTCCGGCTGTGAATGAAGAAACGGATGCGACCGACGTACCGGCGCAGGGCTGAAAAGTCCGTGGTTGGTTCGGGTGCCGGCGTGCCGAAAGAAATCCGAGGCGTGGATGCGGTGTGGTGGCGGTTGTCTTAGGACAAAGCCGCTGTGTAGGACAGTATGGATGCGTGGTGGCACCCGACCGATTGTGTAAAACAACAGGCGATGCGCTGGCAGACCGCTGTAAGGGATGCGGCCCAAATAGTCTGCTTACATAAAACAGGACTTCCCGCACCTCTTAAAAATGTGACCCAGGGGAGACATGGAATACAGGCGAGGCGAAAGCCGGGGAAGGACGCGGCAATGACAAAGGCCAGTGGTGGGAGGCCGCTGCGTCAGGCAAAGGAGGCCACATGGAAGTAAAAAACAAGCGGCTGGCGGATATTATGCCGTATGCTGCAAATGCCAAGAAGCACGACAGACGGCAAATCAACAATGTGGCCGAAGCATTAAACAGTACGGGTTCGTGCAGCCGATTGTGATTGACCGAGAGGGTGTTATTGTCATCGGCCACTGCCGCGCTATGGCGGCAAAGAAGTTGGGTATGGAAGAAGTGCCTTGCGTCTGCGTGGACGATCTGACACCGGAGCAGGTAAACGCCCTGCGGCTGGTGGACAACAAGAGCAACGAGAGCGATTGGGACTTTGACCTGCTGGCTGATGAACTGCCTGGGCTGGATTTGTCGGCGTTTGATTTCGACTGGGGGATTGAAAACGAAGATGAGTACGGCACTGATTTTTCCTTGCCGGATGGGGACAAATCGGAAATCTGTCAAATGACATTCACGCTCCATGAACAACAGAAAGAATTGATCGAATATGCTATGACGTGTGTTGAAGATGAAATAACAGAAACGTTTGGCAACGCCAATAAAAACGGGAATGCATTGTATGAGGTGATACGGCAATGGGCAGCGCAAAAGACCTGATTGTAAAAGTTATTCCAAGCAAGGTTGCCGTTCCGTTTGTGAAAACGCACCATTACAGCGGCAAGGTTGTGAATAACAGCAATTTGCATTTCGGCGTGTTTTACGAAGGCAGACTTCACGGCGTCATGTCCTTTGGCCCGTCTTTGGATAAGTCTAAAATCCAAGGGCTTGTTGAGGGGACAGGGTGGAATGAATTTATCGAATTGAACCGCATGGCGTTTGATGATGTGCTCCCACGCAATAGTGAGAGCCGGGCGATTGCGATTGCGATGAAACTGATCAGAAAAAACGCTCCGCAAATCAAATGGGTAATTTCGTTTGCGGATGGGTGTTCGTGCGGAGACGGGACGATATACCGAGCGAGCGGTTTTGTTTTGACGGCAATCAAACCTAACGGTAATCTGGTGCAACTCCCAAACGGTGAGAAAATACACAAGATGACCCTCGAAAGCAATCCAACATCCCCGCGAAAAGAACTTGGCGGCAAAAGCTATTACGATATAACCGGCGGTAACTTCAATTTCAAAAAATATGTGGCTTATGTCGGCGGTGAGATTTTGACCGGGTACCAACTCCGATATATCTATTTTATTGACCAAACATATAGAGACCGGCTTACCGTTCCTATCATTCCGTTTTCCAAAATTGACGAAATGGGCGCTGGAATGTACAAAGGGGAAAAGGTAACGCAAGCAGAAAGGCACCAGTGACACGGCAATATGCGGCGGTAGTTTAACGGTAAAACATTCCGCATCCTGCGGAAAGATGGCGGTTCAACTCCGACCTCGCTGCTCCAAAATGCTGTGTTATGGTTCCAAAGAAAGGAGGGCGCGTATGGCAAGGCCAAGAAAGGAAATAGATCAGAAGCAGTTCGAAAACCTCTGCGGCCTGCAATGCACGCTTGAGGAGATCTGCGGTTGGTTTGATGTGACTGATAAAACACTGGATAGTTGGTGTAAACGCACCTATCATGCCAGTTTTTCCGAGGTATTTAAGCAAAAGCGCGGAGCTGGGAAAATTTCACTGCGTCGGAGCCAGTGGCAGCTTGCGGCAAAGAACGCAAGCATGGCTATTTGGCTGGGGAAACAGTACCTTGGGCAGCGTGATATTGTTGAGCTGGGTTTGCCGACGGACAACACAAAGGATGACGCATTGAGCGTGAGCCTGCGTGAAATGGCAGAAGGGTTGGAGAGCGATGATTAGCCCGAAGCAGCAGAAGATCCTTGCTTTCCCCTATTCCAAGTATGACGCGCTGATCTGCGACGGCGCTGTGCGTTCCGGCAAGACCTCCATCATGATGTGGGCGTTCGTCCGCTGGGCGATGGAGAATTTCAGCGGTCAGCGCTTCGGTGTGTGTGGCCGCACGGTGGACAGCTGCACCAAGAACATCATCGTTCCGTTCACGGCGATGAGCCTTGCAAAGGAGCGCTATATTATCCGCTGGCGGCGCGGCGACAAGGTGATGGAAGTGCGGCGCGGCGCCGTGACGAATTACTTTGAGGTGTTCGGCGGCAAGGACGAGGCCAGCTATACGCTGATTCAAGGCCGCACGCTGGCGGGTGTGCTGCTGGACGAGGTGGTGCTGATGCCGCGCTCGTTTGTGGAACAGGCGCTTGCACGTTGTTCCGTTGACGGTGCGCGGTTGTGGTTCTCCTGTAACCCCGGCAGCCCGCATCACTGGTTCTATCAGGAGTGGATTAAGCGACACCGCGAACGGAATACGCTATATCTTCACTTCGAGATGACAGATAACCCCGGCTTGAGTGCGAGAACGCTTGAGCGCTACGCAAATATGTATGCCGGTATTTTCTATGCCCGCTATGTTCGCGGCTTGTGGGTGGCGGCGGAGGGAGTGGTATATAAGGATTTCGCCAATAACACGGAGAAGTATCTGGTTGACGATCCTTTGAAATGGGCAGAAGAAAACGGGACAAGGTTTACCGTTATTTCTATTGGCGTTGACTTCGGCGGCACAAAGTCTGCGACAAAGTTCCAGGCGACCGGTATTACAAAGGACTTTCGCGTTGTTGCGTTGGAAGAGGAATACATCAAAAACGAGGAGATTGACCCTGATGCCCTGAATCGGCGTTTTGCCACATTTTGCCAGATGGTGACGGCTAAGTATGGATACAGTCAGACACGAGCAGATAGCGCGGAAACAGTATTGATTCGTGGGTTAGATCATACCGCGCAGAAAATGCACATTGGCACGCAGGTTAAGAACGCGCTGAAAATGCAAATCACAGACAGAATCAGGCTGGTGGTGCTGCTGATGAAGCAGGGACGCTTTAAGGTTTCGCGGAGCTGCCCGCATCTGATCGACGCGCTGCAAACCGCAATTTATGATCCTGATAGGTTTGAAGATGAGCGCTTGGATGACGGCACATCCGATATCGATAGTTTGGATGCCTTTGAGTACAGCATTGAGCCATATTACAAAGACCTGGAGCGTGCCGGTCACATGATGGGATGGTGAGAGAGTGAATATCCGCAGAGCATTAGTAGAATTGGGCTTTGATACGGTCGACAGCAAGTTTTACTCGTTGATCGGTGTATGGCGATCTTGGTATGACGGCGATGTTAAGGACTTCCACAGCTATACGGTGTGGAACGGCATCGAAGAGCTGGAATGCCATAGATATTCTGTCAACATGTGCAAGAAGGTCTGCGAGGACTGGGCAAACCTGCTGATGAATGAGCGTGTGAACATCACCCTTGAGGGGAAACGAGAGCAGGAATTTGTAGACGCAATCCTTGCAGATAATAATTGGTGGGTAAAGGCCAACGAAGCGCAGGAGCGGAAAGCTGCGGTAGGAACTGTTGCCTATGTCCCCACGGTCGAGGGTATGAGCATCAATCCGGACACATCGGAGATTGTGGACGCCGGTCGAATTCGAATCAATTATGTCAGTGCAGGGAACATCTATCCGCTGACGTGGGATAACGGAGTCATTCGAGAGTGCGCTTTTGCGTCAACAAAAAGGGTTAATGATACGGAGTACACTTACATTCAGGTTCATCGGCTGAACGGCGGCGAGTATGACATTGAAAACCACCTGTACGGCACAGATGAGGTACCGCTGGCCAGCGTGCGGGGCTTTGAAACGACCCCGCCTGTCGTTCACACGGGGAGCGAAAAGCCGCAGTTTATTATCGACCGCCTGAACATTGCGAATTCCGATGAGTTTAACCCGATGGGCGTTGCAGTGTTTGCGTATGCCATCGACCAGTTAAAGGGCGTTGATATTACATACGACAGCTATGTAAACGAGTTTGTCCTTGGCAAGAAGCGCATTGTGGTGCAGCCGGAGGCCATCAAAAGCGTTGACGGTCGCCCTATGTTCGACAAGCGTGAGACCATATACTATGTTATGCCGGAAAACAGAGGAAGTGATGGCAGCATCCTCCAACAGGTCGACATGACGCTGCGCACAGCGGAGTTTAACACCGGTATGCAAGATATGCTGAACATCTTGTCGAGCAAGTGCGGATTCGGTGAAAACCATTACAAATTTGACCGAGGCAGTATTGCAACGGCTACGCAAGTCATCAGCGAAAACAGCACATTGTTCCGGACTATTAAAAAGCATGAGATTTTGCTCGAGCAAGCGATCACAGGGCTGTGTCGCACCCTGCTTCGCATGGGAAATAAGTTTATGAACGCCGGGCTGGATGAGGAAGTTGAAATTTCCATTGACTTTGATGACAGTATCATTGAAGACAAGGGGCAGGACTTTAACCGCGATGTGCAGTTGCTTAACGCTGGCATCATGAACGACTGGGAGTTCCGTATGCGCTGGATGAACGAGGACGAGGCCACCGCAAAGGCGGCGCTTCCCAAGATGCAAGACATGACAAAAGAGCCGCAAGAAGATATCGAGTGAGGTGACGGCCAATGCGTCCTTACCCTTTTGACCCTGCTCTGCTTGACGCACTTCCGGAGGGTCTGGCAGAACTGTTTCGGGCGCTTGAGCTTGTGCTGCTGGATGAAATTTGCTCCCGGCTGAAAGCTGCGGATGAGCTGAACGAGGTAACAGTGCAGGCAATCCGTGCGCTGCGTTCCCACGGAATTGATCTTAAGGAGATTGAGAAAGCAGTTCTTGAAACTTCCGGCATCAGCAAAACAAAGCTGGATAAGCTGCTTGATGATGTGGTAGAGCGTAACCAGAAGTATTACACAGAGCTTATCAACCTTGCGCACATCACACAGCCGGGAAAACTGGTTGACGATGCGGAAGTTGCGGCAATCAAAAAGCAGACGATTGACACATTTCGAAACTTGACCGCTTCTATGGGATTCCTGGTGGACGCTGGACGCACGATGCTTCCGCCTGCCAAAGCATACCAATGGGCGCTGGATAATGCAGTAATGCAGGTGCAGAGCGGCGCGATCAACTACAATCAGGCAATCAAGACGGCGGTAAAGCAGCTTGCGGACAGTGGCTTGAAGGTCGTTGACTACGAGAGCGGCCATCGAGATCATATCGATGTGGCGGCGCGGCGGGCGGTAATGACAGGCGTTTCCCAAATCTGCGCAAAGTACACGGAGCAATCCGCGGAATATCTTGAGACACCGTATTTTGAGGTTTCTGCCCATTCCGGCGCGCGCGACAAGCCGGGGCCGTCTCCGTGGTCAAGCCATAAGAACTGGCAGGGAAAGGTTTACAGTGTCCGCGACGGGGATATTTACCCGAGCATCTATAAGGTTTGCGGTCTTGGTGCTGTTGATGGGCTGGAAGGTGCAAACTGCCGACACAGGCGGTTCCCGTGGGTGGAGGGTGTTTCTGAACGGACATACACTGAAGACCAGCTCAAGCATATAGACGATGGACTGGGATGCACCTACGACGGAAAAACATACACAGCGTATGAAGCAACGCAAATGCAGCGGCGTGTGGAACGGGAGATTCGAAAGCTCAAGCGCGAGAAAGCCGCCTACAAAGCCGCAGGATTGCATGAAGACGAGACAGCGGTAAACATACGGCTACGGCGGCTAAACGCTAAATACAAGGCGTTCAGCGCGGAAGCTGGACTGCCGGAGCAACCGGAGCGGATGCGCGTCTATTTTACGGATGACGCAACAATCAAAGCGGCAAATTCCATAAAAACGCAACGAGCAAAAGTGGCAGCGGCTTACGCTAAAGACGATAGAGACACTCTTAAGTTTTTCGGCGCAGACGCAAGAGATAACTTGAATTCTATTGTGAAAAGACGTACAATGAAGCTGGAAAATGGCTTTGCTTGCTTCCCGGACGGTGACCCGCTGAATGAAAACGTTAAAAGGGTAAAACCTCTTAAAACGTATTTTGACGTCGCTATGCACGGAAGCCAGACGGCAGTCGGATTTGGTACAAAAGAACTCAATATGTCACCGCGCTTACTTGCCGCAGTCATTCGGCATAGTAAAGGGTGGAATGGCCAGAAAGTTCGTTTGCTATCTTGCAGCACAGGCGCACGCATGGAAAACGATTATTGCTTTGCAGAAGAGCTGGCAAATGCACTTGGCGTTGAAGTGAAAGCCCCAGACGATGTGCTTTTTATTTCCGGTGCTGGCGTACTGAAAGTAGGAACACATGGGGAAGGAAATATTTTGCCGTTTACCCCAAATCAAAGAGGAAGGAGAAAGTGACATGGATTTCGGTTTTTTTAAAGGATTGCCATACAAGAATTCTATTGAGAATTTTGAAGACTATAAGAAATACAAAAATAGTATCCCAAAAGAAGCGATTTTAAGCCACATTTCCTCCCTTGATGCCGGACTGACATCGTTGCCCAGTTTTGATATGTTTACTGGCGAAGAACTTCACGCAGGTATGTTTTGGGACGGTAAATTCACCTTCCCGTATGAGTTTCTGCATTACTACAAGAATTATGACATTGGCATCCCCTATGAGTATGAAGCGTATTTGAAAGAAATCGGGGTGGGCTGATGGATGATAAACTGATGCAGACCATCGAGGCTATTATCCGGCGCGGCAACGATGTGGAGATCCGGCGCAAGGGTGACGGTTACATCGTGTTAGAAGTCAAAAAAACAATCAAATATTCAACTCCCGCGTAATTGGGCGTGGGAAAGGGCAATAGGAGCCAACTGACTACGATTTGTAGCCGGTTGGCTCTTTTGTTTAAGTAAAACCCGCGAAGCACAGCGGTTTTTATAAAAACTATCGTCCGCAAAGAAACGCGGCCAAAGAAAAGGAGATAGTGTCATGGCACTTACACGCAAACTTTTGAAGGGTATGGGCCTTACTGATGAGCAGGTAGATACCATCATCGACGCGCATACCGACACTGTGGACGGTCTGAAAGCGGATGTAAGCCGATACAAGGCCGATGCGGAGAAACTGCCAAGCGTCCAGAAGCAGTTGGATGACCTCAAGGCAGCGGGTGACGGCGGCTATAAGGAAAAGTACGAGAAGGAACACTCGGACTTTGAAGCTTATAAATCCGGCGTCACGGCAAAGGAAAGCAAGGCGGCGAAAGAAAAGGCCGTGCGTGCTTACTTTGAGAGCAAAAACATCACCGGCGCAAATCTCGACCTCGCCATGCGCGGATGTGGAGAGGAAATGGCGGCGCTGGAGCTGGACGGTGAAAAAATCAAGGACACTAAGGCCCTTGATGCGCTTGTGGATGGCACCTATAAGGGGCTTGTTGCCAAGGCATCCGTCCGCGTGGACATGGGCGGTCGTCTTAACGATGGCGGGAAGCCGATGACCAAAGACGAGATCATGAAGATCACCGACAGAGCGGAGCGGCGGGCTGCAATCGCCGCAAATATGGATTTGTTTAGAAAGGAAGAATAAAAATGGCTGCTGATCCTAAGCTCATTAAGAAAGCTGACCTCGCGCGTGTGCGCGAAATCGAATTTACCGAAATGTTCGGTTATTCCATCAAGAAGCTGATGGAGGCTCTGGGCGTTACCCGCAAGATCGCCAAGCAGGCCGGTACTGTGCTCAAGAGCTACAAGGCTACCGGCACTCTGGAAGACGGCGCTGTGGCCGAGGGCGAGACCATCCCTCTGAGCAAGTACAAGACCGAGGCTGTGAACTACAAGGAGATCACCTTGAAGAAGTGGCGTAAGGCCACTTCTGCCGAGGCAATCACTGATCGCGGCTACGATCAGGCCGTCGAAATGACCACCGATGAAATGCTGAAGGACGTGCAGAAAGGTATCCGCAAGGATTTCTTCGGCTTCCTCGCAACCGGTACTGGCACGGCCAGCGGTGCTACCTTCCAGGCGACCTTGGCTCAGGCATGGGGCCAGCTGCAGGTGCTGTTCGAGGATGACGAGATCGGCGCAGTGTATTTCATGAACCCGCTGGACGTTGCGGACTATCTCGCAACTGCCAACATCACCCTGCAGACCGCTTTTGGCATGACCTATGTCGAGAACTTTCTCGGTCTGGGCACTGTGATTCTGAACTCCAGCGTCCCCAAGGGCAAGATTTACGCCACCGCCAAGGACAACATCGTCCTGTACTACATCCCTGTGAACGGCGCAGATCTGGGCGAGGTGTTCAACTTCACAACCGACGCCACCGGTTATATCGGCATCCACGAGGAACCCGATTACACCAACATGACCGCATCCGATACCGTTATCAACGGCATGGTGCTGTTCGCCGAGCGCATTGACGGCGTGGTTGTCGGCTCCATCACTCCGGCAGTGGGGGGCTAACTGAACTGCTGAATGAGCCTGACCCTGACACCCCGGCTTTCTCCGGCATGACAAAAGCTGAAATGCTTGCGTATGCCGATGAAAACGGGGTGAAAGGGGTCAGCAGTTCGATGAAAAAGGCTGAAATTCTCGCAGTTTTGGAAGGAGGGCACTGATGACTTACGCAGACTTTGAATACTACTCTGGCACTTACATGGGCGCTGTGAGTGAAAATGTCTTCCCGCGTCTTGTTGTCCGCGCCAGCTCCTTCCTCGATTACTACACGCGCAACAGAGCGCAAGACAACGCTGATCTGGATGCGGTAAAGATGTGCTGTTGCGCGCTGGTTGACAAGTATGCGGTCATCGAGGCGGCGCAGGCGCTTGCCGTGAAGAACCTTGCAAACGCTGCGGCAAATGACGCGGAAGTCAAAAGCGAAACGGTAGGCAGCTATTCCAGAACACTTGCAACGGGCGGGGAATCCGCCTTGTCTGCACTCAATGCGACGGACGGGGCAAAGAAACTGCTTGCGGAAACGTGCATGGAATACCTTGCTCATACCGGGTTGCTGTATCGGGGAGGGGGGTGCTGTGGTTGTACGCGCCCCACACTATAACGGTCTACAACTCCGTGCAGGAGACTGACCCGGCGACTTTTGATGAAATCACAAAGCTGTATGTGACCATCCTGCGCGGTGTTATGCTGCAAGCCAGCAAGGCGGTCAACGTGCGTGAAAGCGGACTTGAGAGTGCGGACGCGGTAAACCTGTACATTCCGTTTCCCGTGAAAGCGGTGGACGGCACGACAGGCAAGGCCAAAACTTACGCGCCCCCGCAGGCGTTTCTTGCAACGGCGGACAAGTCCGGGCTGTGGACGCTGTCTGTGAACGGTAACGGCGGGCTGACGTTCTTTGTGAAAGGCGAGTTTGTTACAGACAAAGAGGACGTGGCTATGGCACAGGACGGCTGCTACAACGTGACAAAAGTGGACGAGAAAGATTTTGGCAGCGTGGACATGAGACACTGGGAAGTCGGAGGAGCATGAGATGTCGCTCAAGTTCTCTGTTGACGTGTCCGGCATGGACGATGTAAAGCGGCAGCTTGCAAGGGCCTGTGACCGCGCTGAAAGCGTTTTAGCGCAACAGGTGATGAAAGATACCATCCCCTTTGTGCCTGCGCTTACAGGCTCTCTGACGCAGAGAACACGGGTGGTTGGAAACGAGGTCATTTATCCAGGCCCATACGCCCGCTTCCTGTACTACGGTAAGGTAATGGTAGACCCGGCGACCGGCAGCACATACGCCCCAAAGGGCGGGCACAAGGTGGTCACAGACCGAAATCTTGTATTTAACACAACAATGCATCCGCAGGCACAGGCACATTGGTTTGATGCTTCCAAAGCGCAGAACGTGGAGAAGTGGGTGCGGGTGGCAGATAAGGCGGTGAAGAAATTTGGAAAAGATTAAAAAGGCCGTGCCGGCGGCGGAAGAGGATCAGGTATCGCGCAAGCTGCTTGTGTGGCTGAACACATACCCGGAGCTGCCAGTCGACCTTATTCGCTTTGAGTTTCTTCCCGCCGACACTTCCGCTATGGCGATGTCGACCATCCAGGCGGCTTACATCGTGCGGAAGTACATCACCGGCGGCTATGTGGCGGAGTATCAGTTCAAGATCATTTACCGCGTGAAGCCGGGGAACAGCAACGACAAACGGCTTAAGGCTGACGAGCTGTTGAACGCTATCGGGGATTGGGCAAATGGTCAGAAGCCCGACATTGGCGATGACAAGCGCGTTATCAGCATGGAGCCGACCACGCGATCCTCCCTGTTTGCCATGTATGAAAACGGGGACGAAGATCACCAAATCCTTATGAAACTGAATTACGAGGTGAATGTATAATGGCAGATTTGACCTTTAACACCACTTCCGGCCAGACCGTAGACCGCGAACTGTTGATCGCGTATCTGAATACCGGCACCAGCGCCGCGGCCCCCACATGGTCACCGCTTGGCACCCGTGTCACGGATTCCAGCATGGAATACGACTGGCAGGAAGATTCCAGCAAGGACATTCTGGGCGTGACCCGTTCGACCATGAAGAAGCCCATTGTTACGCAAACCTTCGACCCCAGCAATCTGGATTCCGGCGACGCGGCCATTGTGAAAATCTGGAACCTTGCGGTGAAGGAGCAGAACGCGGCGGCGCTGGCCAATCAGGATGTGCTGATCGTGCATCTTTACGCTGGCACCGAGGGAACGGCAATGTTTGCCGAGCGTTACAGCTCCTGCATGGTGAAGCCGTCCAGTCTTGGCGGCGAGGGCGGCGGCTTTATCGGCATGCCCTATGACGTTACATACGGCGGCACCAGAACCACCGGCACGGCGGCGGTGTCCGGCGGCACTGTGACGTTTACAGCGGACGAGTAACACACGGGGCGGGCAACCGCCCCCCCCGCATAAAGGAGATGCAAAAATGAAGGAAATTACCCTTGCGACCGGCCTTGAAACCTATGTGATCAACGGCGTGTGTCAACTGACGTTTAACCCCACCGACAGCGTGTTTCTGGAAAAGCTGCTGGACGTGTTTGACCGGCTGGACAGCAAGCAAGAGACATATCGCGTGGAGGTGGAAAAGCGGCAAGGAGACCGCAAGCTTTTTGTGCAGGCCCGCATTATGGATGGCGAGATGCGGGAGATCATCAACGCCGCATTGGGTACGGACGTTTGCGGCCCTCTGTTTGGTGAAATGAACGTATACGCCTTTGCCGACGGCCTGCCGCTGTGGGCAAACCTGATGTTTGGCTTGCTGGACGAGATCGACGCAGCGGTCGTGCGTGAGCGCAAGGCATACGATCCGCGCATTGCCAAGTACACCAAGAAGTATCACAAATGACGTACACGCTGCCGAAATCCGTCGAGGTCAACGGGCGGGAATATGAGATACGGTCGGATTTCCGGGCGATTCTGGACATTCTGGAAGCCATCAACGACACGGAGTTGACCGACCAGAAACGGGCATATGTGGTGCTGGATATCTTCTACCCGCAGTTCGCGGAAATGCGCGAGGGTGACTATGAAGAGGCTATCAGCCGGTGTCTGTGGTTTATCAACGGCGGGCAGGAGGACAACGGGAAGAAGCTGAAAAAGGTCATGGACTGGCAGCAGGACTTCCCACTTGTGGTGGCTCCCATCAACCGCGTGATCGGCTATGAAATCCGGGCGGTGGAGTATCTGCACTGGTGGACGCTGCTGGCAGCTTATCAGGAAATCGGCGGAGACTGCACCTTTGCGCAGGTGGTAAGCATCCGGCAGAAGCTGGCAAGCGGCAAGCAGCTGGACAAAAGTGACCGCGAGTTTTATCGCCGCAACCGAGACATGATCGACCTGAAGCAGCGGTACACCGATGCGGAGGTTGATTTTATCCGAAAGTGGACGTAAAAAAACCGCCCTCCAAAGAGGGCGGCTGTGGGGGGTCATCTTATTTCCCGCAATTCTGCATCAATGCTAAATATTTTGGGGGAAAGCAGGATTTCATATTTCTTGGATTTGCTTGCAAACAGGTGGATTTCTGGGCTGGTGACTGCCGCACGCTTAAACTTGAGAAAATGTTCGCCAGAATCGAGGAACAAGGATGCAGGTTTATCCAAATCAACAGATGCTTCAACTCCGTCAACAAGCAAGACTGTTTTGCCTTCCCCTATCGGCCTTTCTTTCGTGCGGGTTATGAACAAATTTGGCGATTCACGCTCGGCAATCACAGAACCGGACAACTTTTCCAAAAGAACGGGTTTCTTTTCCTCGAATAACCCGTCAGGTATTACGCCGGATTCGTGCAAATCGTTTAGCTTTTGAAGCTCGTCCATGATTGAAACGTCAGTATTACGCGAAACAGATTCTTGAACTCTTGGCTTTGCGTTTGCAATAGACATCAGTTTATCAAACAACTGTTTTTGCTTTCGCTTGTTGCCGGTTGGACTTTCCGGGGAACATTCAATTGTCGCTGTCGACCCATCGGTATACTCGACCCAAAAGCTATAAAGGGAAAAGTTTACAGTGTAAAACATAAGCGTTTCGTGCGCTTCCCGCACCCCCAATAATTTTACCCGCCGAATTTCCTTTTTCCCGCTATTTAATATGCCCATGTTACCCTCCTTTTTTGATCCGCAATACAAAGATAACGCACAAAACCATTTATGTCAATGAGTTTATAGGCAGGTGATCATCATGGCGGCTGACGGCTCCATTATCATCAAAACAGAGGTCGATAACAAAAAGGCGCAATCTGAGCTGAAAAAGCTTGAGGGCCAGATTGACAAACTGAATCAAAAGATTTCCGGCAAGCAACAGACCATGTCCCCGCTGGTTGAGCAGTCCAAGCAGCTGGGCGCGGCGTTGGACGAAGCAAACCGGAAGCTTTACAACATGCAGAACAACACCGATTTTTACTATACCACTGCGCAGGTCAAAGAGCAGGAAAAGACTGTAAAGACCATGACGGCAGAGTATAACAAGCTGAATGACCAAATCGACAAGATGGGCAACTCCGTTAAGGCCGATACCGCAAAGCTTGAGGAAATGCAGTCAAAGGCGGGAGAGCTTGCCGGGCAGCTGGCAGGCGCGGGAAAGAGCACAAAGGGCATGAGTGAAGCGGCGGAAGCGGGCCAACAGCGCATTGGTAAGATGAGCAAGCACATTGCCACGCTGGCAAGGCGCGTTTTAGTGTTTTCTCTCATAACCTCCGCACTGCGTAAAATCAAGAATTACATGTGGGAAGTCATCCAGGCCAATGACGAAGCAATGGCGGCTGTGGCACGGCTCAAGGGCGGCTTGATGACGCTGGCGCAGCCCATTATCAACGTAGTCATTCCCGCGTTTACGCTGATGGTAAACGTGATCACGCGCATTGTCAACGCAATATCCCGGCTTGTATCGCTGCTGTTTGGCACCACGATCCAAAAATCAGCGCAGGGTGCAAAAGCATTAAATGACCAGAAAAAGAGCATTGAGGGCGTGGGCAAGGCGGCAAAGGACGCGTCAAAATATCTGGCGGGCTTTGATGAACTGAACGTGATGGACGATCAAAGCAATTCGGACAGCGGCGGGGGTTCAGGCGTTGACACAAGCGGCGGCATTGCGCCGGACTTTACCGGGCAAATCAGCGACAGTCTAAGCGCGGTTGTTGAGCTGTTTACCGGAGCGGCATTGCTGGGGCTTGGCGCTATCCTTACGTTTTCCGGCGCAAACATTCCGCTCGGCCTTGCGCTTATGGCGCTGGGTGCAATCGCCATATGGGATTCTGTGCCCGAAAATTGGGACGCGATTAAGGAAATGCTCCAGGGAACAGCACTGGGTATGGCGGCACTTATTACCGGCCTTGTGTTGGTGGTTCTTGGCATCTTGCTGGCATTTTCCGGGGTGAGCATCCCGGTAGGCTTGGGGCTGATTCTTGCAGGAGCTGCCGTACTGGCTCCCGCTGTGGCAGCAAATTGGGACACACTGAAACCACAAATTTTGCAAGTGTGCAGTGAGTTGCTGACAATTGGCACACTATTGCTTTTGGCTATTGGGTTGACGCTAACACTTACCGGAGTAAATCTCCCGCTTGGGATTGGCCTTTTGGTTGCCGGCGCTGCGGGATTAGCTGCGATTGCTGCGCTCAATTGGGACAGCATTGTAACAGCTTTGCAGGGGCCGATCGGAAAGGTTGTAGCAATTGCCGGCGCATCATTGCTGGTGCTTGGAATCATCCTGTTGTTTACCGGCGTCGGAATCCCTCTCGGATTGGGATTAATACTTGCCGGTGGTGCGAGCCTTGCGGCAGCAATTGCGCCAAACTGGGACTTTATCAAAGACAAAATATCTGGGATGTGGGGCAATATCAAGAACTGGTGGAACACCAACGTAGCAAAGTTTTTCACAAAAGAGTGGTGGTCAAATCTGGGCAGAAAAGTGATTGACGGGCTTCTTTCCGGATTGCGAAATGCCTGGAACGCCATTGTATCATGGGTACAAGGTGCTGTTGACTGGATATCAAACGCATTTAGCAGCGTAGTAAACTTCTTTACCGGCGGAGATGAAACTAGCGCGCAGAGCTCGTTTTCCAGTCAATCCGCAGTCAACATGCAGGCAATGCCTGCGCTGCGGGCCGTTGACGTTCCTGCGCTGGCGCGTGGCGCGGTTATCCCGCCAAACCGCGAGTTTATGGCGGTGCTGGGCGACCAGAAGCACGGGACGAACATTGAAGCCCCGGCGGATTTGATCCGGCAGATCGTGCGGGAGGAGCTGGGCAGCGGCGGCGAAGAAATTACCATCAAGTTTACCGGTGATCTTGCGGCGCTGGCGCGGGTGCTGTCCCCGGAGATCACGCGGCAGCAGAGACGGAATCAGCGGGCATTGGGGGTGTGATACATGGCGGCGCCTTATTTTAAAATCAACGGCGTGGACATCCTGCACCTGACGGAGCAGAACGGAATCGAATGGTCTCGCAATGACATCGACAGCGCCAAAGCGGGGCGCACCATGGACGCCACCATGCACCGTGGCCGCGTGGCCATTAAGTTTAAGGCAAACGTGAAGTGTCTGCCCATGAACCGGGAAGACGAGTTGGCTTTAATGCAGCTGATCTTGCCGGAGTTTGTGACGGTGGAAACCAACATGCACCCGCTGTATACGGTACATTCGGCGCGGTACTACTCCAACAACGTACCGGCCACTATCGCCACGGCAGACCCCGACACGGGGGAAATGCTGTGGGAGGGCATCAGCTTCCCGCTAGTGGAGCAGTAAGGAGGGCGTATGCAAGCAACATCTGCCCTGTATCGCGAGCTGCTAACGGGGAACTACACCGTAGAAACGAGAGTTTCCATCGGTGACAGCGGCCTGCTGATCGACAAGAGCGGTGATTACATCACCTTCGGCGGCGTGCGCATTCTGGTGTCCGCTTCCGGCGCTGACGGCGGATATGGTGAAAGTATGCTGGCGGACGTGTCCACCAGCGGAGGCATATTTAGCGGCAGCGAGCCAACGGTAGGCGAATGCATCAGCCGTGAGTGCAATATAAAAATGCTGAAGCCTGTCGGCACGATCGTGGGACTTTCGCGTATCTCCATCTATTCCCGGCTTACAGACGGTGAGCGGCATTCGGAGTGGCTGCAACAGGGCATATTTTTTGCCGATTCCATCGATGAGGACGCGGACGAGGATGATGTGAAGTGGCTGCAAATCCACGGCTATGACGCGCTTTTGTTCTCTGAGCAGGATTATCCGGCAAACACAAAGCTTTCGTGGCCCGCGAAGGATATTGACGTTGTGAAGGAAATCGCGGCGGCGCTGAACGTCACAGTTGACCGCCGCACCACCGCCATGATGACCGCCGCGTATCCTGTGCAGTACAACACTACATATTCCTGCCGGGAGTATCTGGGCTATATCGCGGCCATGTACGCGGGCAGCTTTATCATGAGCGAAGCTGGCGAATTGCAGCTGGTTTGCTTCTGGGACATCCCGAAGGAGACGCGGTATCTGACCGACAACGCAGGATTTGCCATTACGTTTGGAGGTGACAGGATCGTTGTCTGACATTGTGAATGTGCGAAAGTTTGTCTCCTCGCTGGAAAAACAGGAGGAATTTGACGGCTATTCCGGCGTGACTATTGTTGTTTCTGACGAGATGGAATACTCCGCAGGAAGCGACACAGGCCGCACGCTGACGCTTGAATGCCCGTGGGGATCGCAAAAGATGGCAAATGACATTCTCGCCAAAATCCGAGGATGGCAATATCAACCATATACGGCCAGTGACGCGCACCTGAACCCAGCGGCCGAGATCGGGGACGGCGTATCGGTGGGCAGCGTATACAGTGGCATATACCAGAAAGACGTTTCTCATGGGCCGCTGTATACGGCCAATCTGTCCGCGCCGGGCGGCGAAAAAATCAACTATAAATACGAGTACAAATCTCCAACAACGCGGAAAATTGAGCGGCAACACAAGGAAGTAAAAGCAAGCCTCGCGGTGATGGCCGATCAGATTCTGGCAGAGGTCGAAGCGCGAGAGAGCGATACCGAATCTCTTACGGCGGCGCTGAACATTCAGGCCGGGGAAATCAGTGCCAAGGTAGACCGCAAGGGCGGAGATAATGCGAGTTTCGGATGGAGCCTGACAGCGGACGGATGGACGCTGACCAGCAACGGCGGTACGGTGCTGAAAGCCGATAAAAGCGGGCTGAGTGTTACGGGTAAAATCACCGCCACCAGCGGCGTTATTGGTGGCTTGACGATCAAAAACGGATATCTGAGTACCAACGGCCAGACATGGGGCGGCACGAATACCAACGGCATTTATTTTGGCCCAAACGGTATCCAGCTTGGCAAGTATTTCACGGTTGACAGCAGCGGCAATCTGACCGCCTACAGCGGCAAATTTTTGGGAACGGTGCAGGCTGGGAGCATCGACTACGGCGGCAACGCTGGGTATTTTGACGGAGCGGGACTTGCAAGCTTTTCTGTTGGCGGCGGCCAGATCGGAACAGACGCCATTGTGAACAGGCATATCACGTCCGTGTCAGTCTACCCGAGCACATGTAATAGCACAATCAACGGTTACTTTGCGGATGTGATCTATGCAAATAAGGTCGTAACCGGGCAAGTTCAATCCGAAAAGCTGTGGACGAACAGGATGTACGCCGCTATCGCAGAAATATCCTCGCTAACTGTTGCGGGAAACAATTTTATCATTAACGGCGACAGTTATAGGCCGATGAAGAAAGATGCGGCAACTTATGTGATTGGGAGGGCGTAGAGCTATGCCAAAATTCAAAATTGCCAATGGCACTGCGTATGACTGCCCATTTTGCGGTTTGGCGTCTGTTGGCATATTGTACGTGGATATTCTGGGTGTGACTCTGATAGACGCTTTGACTGCGTTCAGCGCGTCCGCCAACACTCGGCACATGGAATACATTGCGGGCGGCGAAACGGCAGTCTATGACGGATACACGAAGGTTATCGGCGTTGAATACGCCTACAACGATTCCAGCGCCGTGCGTGTAGCGCTGCGGCGACCGTATGATGGGGAGAAATAATGCACATGAAAGAAACCTTATCTGCCATCATCACTACGCTGAACGGTGTGGAGGTACGGGGCAAAAGCAACCTTGACCGGCTGTTGGCGTGTATCAATGCGCTGGAAGCGCTGACGGCGGCGATGAATACTGAGAACAAGGAGGACGCTGACAATGGCTGATAAAGCGATATCCGAGCTGGTAGCAGCGGAGCAGATCAAGTCAACAGACATGTTCGTGCTGGAACAGGACGGCACGGCAAAGCGCCTGCAAGGGCAGACGCTATTAAACTGGCTGACGGCGGCGGCTGACGGTCACGGCGGTATTTCCAATATTGCCAAAACCGGTACGGATGGGCTTGTGGACACCTACACCATTACGCTGGCCGACACCACCACGAAAACCTTTACCGTGACAAACGGCAACGGCCTGACAAACTTTGAAAAATTGTCCACGGTGGGGCTGGTGGACAACTACCGCTTTACGCGCACGGACGGGACTTTCTTTGACTTCTCCGTGTACAACGGAGCCAAGGGCGACAAGGGTGATGACAGCCACGTGTGGATTAAATACGCCAGCCAGCAGCCCACGGCGGACAGCCACAGCATGGGCGACCTGCCGGATGCGTGGATGGGCGTGTATTCCGGCACGGCGGCAGAAGCCCCGGATGACTGGCAGCAATACACGTGGTATCAAATCAAGGGAGAAAAGGGAGACACCGGAGCCGCCGCCACTGTGACGGGTACAACGGTGGAGTACATGGTATCTGATTCCGGGACGATTGTCCCCAGTGGCAGTTGGAGTACGACAATCCCCACCGTACCGCAGGGCAAATATTTGTGGACGAAAGTCACCACCACGTTCAACACCGGAAGCCCCGCCGTCAGCTACTCCGTGACGCGAATGGGCATCGACGGTGCGGGGTCTGTCAGCTCTGTCAACGAAAAATCCCCCGACGAGAGCGGCAACGTGTCCCTGTCGGCGGAGGATATCCCAACCAGCAGCGGCGGAAGCGTACAGGCTGTGTTGGAGGGCAAGCAAGAGGCGCTGACAGCCGGGGAGAACATCTCCATCAGCGGCAGCGTCATTGCTACCAAGGCGTTTCCTTGTAACCCCAACCTGCTGCGGAACTGGTACTTTGGCCGTCCGGTGAATCAGCGGGGCGTCAGCGGCACCATCAGCACCGCCGGGTACTTTTTGGACGGGTGGAAGCTGGTCAGCGGCTCCGTGACCATCGGGGCGGACGGCATCACCCTCAACGGCACCATGGCGCAGGTGCTGGAGGACGCGCCGGTGGGCACGGTGACGGCCACCGTCCTGACAGAGGAGGGCGTCGTTCCCGTGGGCTACGACAGCATCACCAAGACCTTCACCGTCACGGCGGCGGGCACGAAGCTCATCGCCGCCAAGCTGGAGCTGGGCGATGTGCAGACGCTGGCGCATCTGTACGGCGGCGCGTGGGTGCTGAACCAGCTGCCCGACTACGGCGCGGAGCTGGCGCGGTGCCAGCGGTATCTGGTGCCGCTGTCGTCCGATCTGGTGCAGGCCGTGATCATCGGCACGGGCATCATCTTCTTCTTTGTGCCGCTGCCCGTGACCATGCGGGCGACGCCCACCATCGTTGTGGATGATTTCAAGGTGCGCAGCGTTATGGGCGGCACGGATCAGACGGGCTTCACGTTCGCCGTCACGGCGGCGCGGGCCAACGGCGTGATGATCTCCGCCGCCAAGGCCAGCCACGGCATGACCGCCGCCGCCCTCAACGCGGGCGCGGTGTCCCTGCTGTCGGCGGAGCTGTGAGGGGGTGACAAGGATGGATGTTTGGACACAGGTGGCAGTGCCTCTCGTAGTGGCGGTGCTGACCAGCAGCGGCCTGTGGGCCGTGGTGGCTAAGCGCGTTGACAAGGGTGACGCCCAGCGCAAGATGCTGGTGGGCCTCGCCCACGACCGCATTGTACATCTTGGTATGGTGTACGTCGACCGCGGATACATTACGCAGGACGAGTACGAGAATCTCAACGACTATCTGTACGCGCCCTACGAAAAAATGGGCGGCAACGGCAGTGCGAAGCGCGTCATGGAGGAAGTGCGGAGGCTGCCGATGCATAAGATGTAACAGGCCGGAAGGCTGGAAAGGAAAGTAATATGAAGCTGAATAATAAAGTCTACGATGTGATGAAGTGGATCGTGATGATCGTGCTGCCCGCGCTCAGCGCCTTCTATGTGGCGCTGGCCCCGGTGTGGGGCTGGCCCTACGCGGAGCAGGTAGCTATGACCATCTCTGCCGTAACGGCACTGCTGGGTGCGCTGTTGGGCATCAGCACGGCGCAGTACAGGAAAGGGGTCAATGCCAATGACTAAGAAGGTATATCTTTCCCCCAGCGACCAGCGGCGCAACACCTACGCGGTGGGCAATACCACCGAGGACGTGCAGTGCGGGCGCATTGCATGGGCGTGTAAGGCCGCTCTTGAGCGCTCCGGCGTGGAGGTGATGCTGGGGCAGTACGACACCATGCAGAACCGTGTGGCGGCGTCCAACCGGTTCAAGGCCGACCTGCATGTGCCCATCCACTCCAACGCCTGCAACGGAAAGGCCAGCGGTACGCATCTGTTCTGTTACAGCGGCGACCGGAACAGCGCAGGGTACAAGGCGTGTCAGGCGGTAATGGACGTACTTGGCCCGATTACGCCGGGTGCGCCGGATGTCATCCGGGCGTATCCCGCACTGTACGAGGTGAAGCACCCTGCCGCCACGACGGTGTATATCGAGACGGACTTCCACGATGTCCCCCGCATCGCGCAGTGGATCATCGACAACACCACCCTGATCGGCGAGACCATCGCCAAGGGCCTCTGCGCGGCGCTGGGCGTACCCTTTGTGGAGAGCGCAAACGCGCCGGTGCCGGTGCCTGCGGAGAAGGACACGACGCTGCCCATGCAGGTACGGATGCTCAAACACGGCATGAAGGGCGCGGATGTCAAGACGTTGCAGGCGGCGCTGATCGCCTACGGCTTTTCCTGCGGAGCTGCCGGTGCGGACGGCGACTTTGGCGGCGGCACGGAGACGGCGCTGAAGAAGTTCCAGACCAAGTACGGCCTCGGCGCTGACGGTATCGCTGGAAAGGGAACTTGGGGCAAGCTGCTGGGGCGGTAAGGCAACACATAAAAATGTAAAATCAATCTGCTGGGCGGGAAAGAGCTACGACAAGCCGTCTCTTTCCCCGGCGTAAAGTCCCGCAAGCTCACGGCTTATTACCGTGTTATGGACAATTACCACAAGCAGATACGGCGCAAATTGCAAACGATGTCCCCCAAAAGAGCGATTGCATACATCATGAGCGTACAGCTTCCACCAGATGAAGCGGTGTGCGTAATTGAGTGCGATGTGAAACGGAAAAGCTATTGTGAGACAGCGCTTATGCTGAATGTTTCACCAGAAACAGTAAAGCGATGCCGCCGGAGAGCGTACCAAAAGTTTGCAGACGAAGAGAGAAACCGCACCTAAACGGTGCGGTTTCTCTGTTTACGCCCGGCAGGGGGAGAACCGGGCAAATGAATGGGGAAGATGCCATCCGGGGGGCATTCCGGAAGGGCTAATTTATTATACATTGTAATTGCGGATTTGTACAAGTAAATATTTCGCCAATTAACGACCTCTTTGTGACCTTTAACTGCCCCTTTGCGGGGGCAGTTTTTTGTTACGCTTATTGCAAGAAACGGAGGTGCTTGCATGGCCGAAAAGCTGGTGTCGCTGGGATTTACCCAGCAGATGGCAGAGGACATCATTTGGGCGTATCAAGATGATCTTCCTGGGCTAAAAGCCTATGTGCAGGTGATAGAAATGGTGTCGGCGCATGTATAGCTACTTCAACGAAAACCCCCACGGGAAAAACGTGGGAGACTGCACCGTTCGGGCTATTTCAAAAGCCACCGGGAAAGAGTGGGGCGAAACGTATCTTGCTATGGCGGTGCAGGGGTATTTGGAAGGGGATATGCCGTCGGCTAACGCTGTGTGGGGCGCGTATCTTCGGCGTATAGGCTACCGGAGGTACATTGTGCCGGACACGTGCCCAGATTGCTACACGGTTGGTAAGTTCGCCGACGAGCACCCGGAAGGGACATTTGTCCTTGCGCTATCCGGGCACGTCGTGTGTGTGCAGGACGGCGTGATCTACGACAGCTGGAACAGCGAAAACGAAATTGTTTTGTATTACTGGCAAAAAGAAAGTGAGGCGTAACTATGGCATTTAACCCGTATTTCAACCCTTATTACCCGCAGCCAATGCAGGACAACCTTGCCCAGCTTCGGCAGCAGCAGATGCAGACCATGCCGCCGCAGATGCCGCAAATGCCACCCATGCAGAACCCGGTGCCGCAGGGCGGCGTACAGTGGGTGGCTGGTAGGCCGGAGGCGGAGAATTGGCTGATTGCTCCCAACTCCGCCATTGCGCTGTGGGACAGCACGGCTCCCGTTGTGTACCTAAAACAGGCCGACGCAAGCGGCAAGCCGACCCTCAAGACGTATGACCTTGTAGAACGCCTTGCAAGCGCTCCTGACGCGCAGAAAGCTCCCGCCCCGGAATATGTGACCCGTAAGGAGTTTGACGCGCTGGCGGCGCTTGTGGGCGAAATGAAGGGCAAGAAGAAGCGCAAAGTGGAGGAGGAAGATGACGATGAGTAACAATCCGTTTTTCAATGCGTTAGGTGGCGGACAGATGCCGATGAACAACTTTCCCCAGCTTTTACAGCAGTTCAAGCAGTTCAAGGCAAGTTTTAAAGGCGACCCAAAAGCGGAAGTGGAGAAGATGCTGCAAAGCGGCAGGATTTCACAAGACCAGTTGAACAAGATACAGTCAATGGCAAACCAATTTCAGGGGCTTTTCAAGTAAATCAAAATCGTGGCCACGGTTTGATATAAAAAATTTTCAAAAGGAGTGATACTATGTCTCTTTCCGATGGCACCCCCATGATGACTATGCCTGTGGCTCCTGCCAACACCGGCAACGGTAACGGCTTCGGCTGGGGCGGAGATGGCGCGTGGTGGATCGTGCTGTTCCTCATTTTCGCCGCGTTTGGCGGCTGGGGTAACGGCTTCGGCTTCGGTGGCGGCGGCAACGGCGTGATGGACGGTTATGTTCTGACCTCTGACTTTGCCAATATCGAGCGCAAGCTGGACGCGGTGAATAACGGCATCTGTGACGGCTTCTACGCCATGAATACCGGTATGCTGAATGGGTTTGCCGGCGTGACGCAGGCTGTGACCAGCGGCTTCTCCGCTGCGGAACTGGCGCGCTGCAATCAGCAGGCCGCTTTGATGCAGCAGCTCACCGCCATGCAGATGCAGAACCAGGAGTGCTGCTGCGAGAACCGGGCGGCTATCGCCCAGGTGCGGTACGACATGGCGACGCAGGCTTGCGATACTCGCAACACCGTGCAGAACACGACGCGGGACATCATTGATGCAATGAACTGCGGCTTCCGTAGCATCGATCAGCGTCTCACTGCGCAGGAGATCGCTGCGAAGGACGCGAAGATTGCTGAACAGAACCAGCGTCTTTTTGCTGCTGACCTCGCGGCCTCTCAGTCTGCTCAGACGCTTGATATGCGCAACTATGTTAGCGCACAGTTCGCGTATTACAATCCGCGTCCCGTTCCTTCGTTTTCCGTTCCGGCCCCGTATCAGTATACTGGGTGCGGCTGCGGCTGCAATCAGGGCTGCGGCTGCTGACAACTGCATAGCATAGCTTCTCGGTCACCATATCGGTGATCTTACTGAGATGGTCAGCCCCGTGCTGATACTGACACCAACGCGGCGGGGCAATAGCTCCGCCGCTTATTTTAACTGAGAAAGGAATGATTTTAATGGCAGAATTTACTTCTGCGGCAATTCAGACCGTTGCTGCTGGGCAGAACGTTCCCCTGACGGAAACTGCGGTCAACAGCAAGCCGTGCATCGTACACCGTGAGGGTGCCGGGGTGGTGACGCTGCGCGGGCTGACGAACCAGTGCAGAGCGCTGTACAAAGTCACTTACGGCGGCAACATCGCCATTCCCACCGGCGGCGCCGTGGGAGCCATCACCGCTGCGCTGGCCGTCAACGGCGAGGCGCTGACCAGCGCCACAGCGACGGTGACGCCTGCTGCCGTGGAAAACTATTTCAATATCTACGTTTCCGCGCAGGTGTGCGTACCAAAGGGCTGCTGCCTGACGGTCGCCATGAAGAACACCAGTACGCAGGCGGTCAACTTTGCCAACAGCAATCTGACCGTTGAGAGAATTGCGTGAGAGGAGAATTAACATGAGTATGAAAGCAATGTACGATTTGCGCGATATGCTTTGCAAGGAGCTTGACGAGATCGCCCACAAAGGAGAACTGGGCGCCGGGGATCTGGACATCGCGCATAAGCTGGTAAGCACCATCAAGAACATCGACAAAATCGAGATGATGGAGGGCGAAGGATACAGCCGCGACGGCGATTACTCGCAGCGGCGCTATTCTCGTGACGGCGATCATTCCCAGCGCGGATATTCCCGCGACAGCTACGGCGGCGGCAGCTCTTACGCACGGCGCGGCACCCATTATGTGCGCGGCCATTACAGCCGTGATGGCGCAAAGGATGACATGAAGCGCCAGCTGCAAGAGATGCTGGACAATGCGGATGATGATACTATCCGCAACGCCATTCAGCGGTGTATGGATGCCGTGGAGGGCTGAAAGGGGGTAATTCCCCTTGATCGACGAAAAGGAACTTAAAGCCTGGATAGCCAGACTGGAAACGGAACAGTCAAGCTGGCCGAACTACGAGAAGTTGGCCGCGCTGTACATTATACAAAACCAGCACGAAGGGCAGAGAAACCCTGCCCCGGTGGCTATGTATTCCAGCGCACCAGCTCCTGATGTGGTGGACGGTGACAGTGACTTTATGCAAGCGGTATCATCCCGCGCGCCGGAACAGGCGTGGGCCATAGTGGACGAGTTGATGGATGCGCTGAAAGTAACCAATGCGCGAATGTATGATAACGTGATGCGAAAGATGCGAGGATAAAGTATCCCCCGCCTGTTTTGGCGGGGGATACTCTTGTGTACTTAGTTTTGTGTAACCTAACGGGTTCCAGAACTGCCGGGGCGAGAGGGCTTCCGCCACCGATTCCTGACTCATGGCAACAGAGCCCACCTGCATATTTTTCAGTTTTTTTCGCAGCTCCGCCAGCAGGCCGGGATCTGCCTCGCCCTCCATGTAGCACAGCACCACATCGGTGTGGGAGCGATTATCCAGCTGCACCCGCTCCAGCGTCAGGCGGGTATCTCGGATACGGCGGCGCAGCAGAGCGGCGTTCTGCATCAGATTCTCCACAAAGCCGTCGTGGCTGCCCCGGAGGACGCGGCTGGTGTCCGGCTCCTCAATGGAGCGAGTGGGAAACTGCTTCACATCCATCAGAATACCGCCGTCCCAGCCATCGACTACCAGCAGCGTCTTGCCGGAAAGCACCCCCAGCACCGCCTCCTCCTTTTTCAGGCAGACGGCAGCATCGCAGGCTGTGACAAAGCTTCGGAGAAATGCGTCCGGCGTTTTCATGTCCGTCAGGTCGGGTGCCGCCAGCCATTGTGCGATCATCCGCTCCAGAATACTCTCCTGCGCGTAGCCGTTCACCACCCACAGTCTGGCGCGGCGGCCGCCAATGGTGAGATCGCGGGCCGTCATGTCGAAGCAGCGCCCCGCACCCAGCGCATCGTCCAGCGCCGCCGTTCTGGTGGAAAATTCCTGTTTCAT